TCTACGACTTGCTCCCGCTTTATCTGGTCGTCAAGGCGCTTTTGACGCGTGTGTCAGCTTTGCCTTCAACGCCGGAGTGGGGGCTTTTCAGCGTTCTTCTATTCGGATGAAAATAAATCGTGGTGATTGGGAGGGCGCAGCCGATGCCCTCTTGCTGTATTGTATGGCTGGTGGCAAAATACTACTAGGGCTAAAAAAACGCAGGGACGCTGAACGCGCCTTGTTTCTATCCTAGGACTGCCGATGCCATTAAAAAAGATTCTATTCAGGCCGGGGGTTAACCGGGAAAACACACGGTACGCATCCGAGGCTTTAGGGTCTGTAAATTCCGGTACTAATGCGGCTGGTGGATGGTATGAGTCTGAGAAGGTTCGGTTCCGCGCAGGAACCCCTGAAAAGATTGGCGGCTGGGTTCGTATTTCTGACGAAACCTATGAGGGTGTATGCCGGTCATTGTGGAATTGGGTCACGCTTGGCGGCGCAAACCTTGTTGGAGTGGGCACTAACTTAAAGTTCTACATTGAGTCCGGTGGTGCTTACAACGACATCACCCCCATTCGTGCAAGCAGCACGATTAACAACAACCCTTTTGCGCTTACAGCATCCACCACAGTCACGGTAACAGACACTGCTCATGGCTGCGTGACGGGCGACTTTGTAACCTTTAGCGGCGCGGTAGATATTGGCGCGGGCGGAACCAACGTTACGGCGGCGGTTCTGAACCAAGAGTTTGAAGTCACGGTTGTTAATGCCAACACATATACCATTGTTATTTCAGTCACGCCAAACGCTACAGCTATTGCAGGCTCTCCCGGTGGCGGTGCTTCCGTTGTTGCCGCTTATCAAATCAACGTTGGCCCTGAATACGCAGTTCCACTAACAGGCTGGGGTGCTGGAGCATGGGGCGCTGGACTTTGGGGCACAGGCGGAGGATCTACGTCTTCTCTGCGTTTGTGGAGTCAATCTAACTTTGGTGAAGACTTGTTGCTAAATCCCCGTGGCGGCGGTTTGTATTATTGGGATCAAACCAATGGTTTAAACACCCGGGCAGTGTTGGTATCTAGCATTGGGGGAGCAGACGCAGATGTACCTGTTGTGCTTTTGTCTGTATTTGTGTCCGACGCAAGCCGTTTTGTGTTTGCGTTTGGCTGTGATGACTACGGCTCATCTAGTTTAAACCCTATGCTGATTCGCTGGTCGGATCAAGAAAGCATCCTCACTTGGACTCCTGCCCCAACAAACCAAGCCGGTAGCTTACAGTTGTCTCATGGCTCTGAGATTGTCACTGCCATCCAAGCCCGTCAAGAGATTGTGGTGTTTACGGACTCTGCCATCTACTCGCTTCAATACGTCGGCCCACCCGTGGTTTGGGCCTCCCAACTGCTTGGCGACAATGTCTCAATCATCGGCCCCAACGCAGCTTGCCTAGCCTCCGGCGTGGTGTATTGGATGGGCGTAGATAAGTTCTACAAATATGACGGACGTGTTCAAACCCTGCGTTGCGACCTGCGGCAGTACATCTTTAGCGACATTAACTTAACGCAGGCATCCCAAGTGTTCGCCGGAACCAACGAAGGCTTCAATGAGGCTTGGTGGTTCTACTGCTCTGCCGGTAGCAATACCGTGGACAAGTACGTTGTGTATAACTACCTTGAAGACATCTGGTACTACGGCACGATGGCACGATCTGCGTGGCTTGATTCAGGCTTGCGCAACTATCCCTTGGGTGCAACCTATATCAATAACTTGGTCAACCATGAGCTTGGCGTGGACGACAACGCCACATCCACGACTACTGCTATCAGTGCCTTAATCGGCTCTTCCGAGTTTGACATTGACGACGGTCACAACTTTGGGTTTATTTGGCGTGTCCTGCCTGACTTGACCTTTCGTGGATCTACCAGCGGTACACCTCAGTGCACCATGACTTTGATCCCGTTTGAGAACTCAGGATCAGGCGCAACTGATCCACGCTCAACCGCAAATACAAGCAATGCTTCTATTCAGCGTATTGCCACCGCTCCCATTGAAGAGTTTACAGGGCAGGTGTACATTCGTGTCCGTGGTAGGCAGTTAATATTCCAAATGGAATCAACGCAGGTTGGCACAACATGGCAGTTAGGTGCGCCTCGTATTGACATCAAATCAGACGGTAGAAGGGGTAACTCATGAGTTTTATGCAAGAAGCTCCACCGCGCCTACCGGCTCCTCCGCCAGAGTACGACGCAGCCTACATGGGTCAGATGTTGAATGTATTGAACTTGTTCTTTCAACGTTTAAACGCTATTCAGCCTATCAATATTGCGCAGTTAAATATCAACATTGATACCTTGCCAACGCAGGCTGATTTGGCTAATCTGCGTGTGGGCGAAGTGTACAGAGACACTGCTGACAACCGGCTCAAGATCAAGGTTTAAACATGACGCTAGAAGAACTTAAAAAACTGTACGGTGAAAAAGGCGCGACTGTGCGCCGTGAATATGAAACCGAAGGCGGTACGCAGTATGTTGACGAACCTGTGGATTTGGGTGGTGGCATCTACGCCACTGAAAACACGCCCATCATTGGTTATGAAGGCCAAGGTGAAGACCAACAGCCAATCTATGGCGAGAAGCAATTTACCGGATTTAGCAAAAGCGAAGGCGACAAGAACTACTACTACAACCCAGAGGGTCAGCTTTATCACGTAGAAGAAGAAGACTCTTTCTGGGATCAGTTTGGCCCAATGATTATGACTGCCGCTACGATGGGAGGTGGCGCGGGGTTGCTGGGTAACTCATTGTTTGGGTTAACCGGCAACGCAGCGTCTGCGGCTGGCGGCGCTTTATTGGGTGGTGCTAATGCCGCTTTTACAGATCAAGATATTCTTAAAGGTGCATTGCTTGGCGGTGCTGCTAGTGCGGGTGGCATGGAGCTTGGCGATACAGGTTTTAAAGTGGCTGATGCAGCCAAAGCATACAACTTTGCGCAGAATCCAAGTTTAGCGGGTGCTGCAAATCTTTTTGCTCCATCTATAGGCGGCACTCAGATTGGCGATACCGGCATATCTTTAAACGATGTGTTTAAAGGTGTAGGTACAGCCCAAGCCTTGGGTAGTGGCAATAATCAACAAATATTTAATGCCATCACAGGGTTGGTGAAAGATCAGGGCGGTAGTCTAAAGTCCTCTCTTGCAGGGTTTGACGCAAACCCAGACGACTTTATTGAAGGATACTTTAGGCCCGGTGGCGAAGGATATGCTGCTTTAAACGCAGGTGATATGACCGTTTTAGAGAATCCTGAAAATCTTGATATTTTTCTGCGTTCTTTGTCTCCTTATGCCACTGATGAAGGTAAATCTATATTTACTCAAGATGAAGACCTTCCTGAGTTTGAAACAGTGTCTAACCGACCTATTACGTCGTTAGAAAACATTTTGGGTACGCCGGATATTTTGGAAGAAGTTCCACAAGACGACGAGCCATATGTTTCAAGCCTCCGCACCAAAGAAATTAAATCAGACATCCCTGATGAACTAACTGTAGATGATATTGACAAACTGTTCCCGGATATTGACTTTAACGACATCCTTAAAACAGTGGTTGCTGACAGCACTAAGACAGTAACGCCCGGCGGTACTAAAACGGTAATACCTACTAAAACAACTACACCGGACAAAAAAACCACAGAACAAGCATTAATTGATTTGGGTTTAAACGCGCCAATGCCTAGCCAAGATCCATATGCCAATATAAAATTGATGGAAGAGTTGTTTGGTGGTGACACGGCTTACAAATTACGGGCGCTTGGAGCGCCTAAAAACCTAGCATCTGCTGATGTAGATGCTCTTGCAAGAATGTTAAGGGGTTAATTATGTCTGGAATATACGGCGAAGAAAACGGAATTGCAATTATCCCCGGGGAACTTGGCTCTACTAACTTGACTGCATCTCAAGACAATAGCGGTAATACCGGATCCCTTGGCAACGCAAATACAGGCAACGGTGCTTTCTTGGGTGAAGGTGTACGTAGCGGCATTGATAGCTGGGACAAAGCTTACACGGATGCTGGCGGCAAATTGCCTTCTCGTTTTGGTCTTAATGATTTAAAACAGTTTGCACTTGACAATAAATCTTGGCTTGCAGCAGCCGGTGCTTTGGGTAGCGTTTACAGCGGTGGTAATAACGCCGACAAAAAAACAGGATACCAAGGAACTATTCCCTTGTTATCTGCATCCCGCTCAATGATTACTGCCCCTCCTACACGGGCGCAAGGCTACCGTCCCGGTGCAGGTGGTATTGACTACGGCGGCGATGTGTCTTACGCCTTGGCCCCCGGACAAGATCCTTGGGCTAATCTGTCAGGAACTTCAGGTTCTGCGGCTGGCGCAAACACAGTGCCTACGGGAATTTCAAACATTGTCACAGGCAATACAGGAGTAACCGGCGATACAAAAGTAACCGGTGATACAAAAGTAACCAACACAGGCATGACCCAAGCAGAAAAAGATGCTTTGGCGGTGGCTAATTGGAAAAAGGGTTTGACACCCCAGCAGTACCTGTCTCAAATTAATCAATGGATTGCTGACCACCCCAACTTAACTAAAGCTGAACTTGATGCTGCTTTGGATAAATTTAAGGTGTCGCGAACAGAACTAGAGACTGCGCTTAGTTCAAGTAATATGTCTGCGGCTGATAAGTATGCGCTAACTCACGGCAAAGGCTTGGCTGATATTAACCAAAATATTGTTCAGTGGATTAAAGACAACCCATACGCTACCAAACAACAAATTGCAGATGCTATTAAAGGCTCCGGCGTGAATCTGTCCAACATTGACCGCGCTTTGACAGATAAGAATGCGTCTAAAGGTTTAGAAGCCGCTTTGATGCAAGGCATGGGTTTAGATCAGTACTACACCAACATCAATAAATTTATTGAAGATCAAAAGCGAGATACAACAACTCCCAACTATTTAGAAGAGTTTTCTCGTGCTGCGGCTAAACAATCTGCGGGCGTATCTGACGCTGACATTGCTGCGGCTGAGAAGTTTTTGACTACTGCCGCAGGCAAAGCGGCTTTAGAAGCAACGTACACACCTCAGTTGCCAAAAGACATTTCTGGCATGACTGAGTCTGACATCTTTAAACTGTATGACTCACAACGCGACGCAGGCTTTACTGATGCACAACTGCGTGATGCCGCTACCAAAACATACGGCCAGATGAGCGATACAGATTGGAACTACATTAAATCCCAAGCTGGTTATGCTGGCGGCGGAGAAATTGCTATGGCAAAAGGCCGCTATCTCCAAGGCGGTACAGACGGCATGGCTGATGAATTGCCTGCTCAGATTGGAAAAGATCAGCCCGCAGCTTTAAGCCACGGTGAGTTTGTCATTCCTGCGGATGTGGTATCCCACATGGGTAACGGCAACTCAGATGCCGGTGCAAAGAAGCTTTATCAAATGATGGACAAGATTCGTATGGCACGTACAGGCACAAAGAAACAAGGTAAAAAGATTAACCCCGACAAGTTCATGCCCGGTGGTTTGGCTCAAGCTTATGCGGCTGGCGGTAAAGTTCAGCACTTCCAAACAGGCGGTACAGCCGCTGATAAGAACTACGCCGCAGGTTTAACAGGCGTTGAA